GTTAGAGTCTTTGCAAAATCCTGCCTCTAGCGCCAGTTTGATGATGTCGTCGCAAATCATACCTCCCCCCTCGCCCGAATCGCGGCGGCACAATCATTTCCATTGGCATGCATCCACCCATCACACAACTTCGCACACGCCTCCCGCTCGGCTGCGGCAACAAGGGCGGCGAAGCGTTCAAGCGCGGCATCGTCAAAAAGCCAAGCGTCACCCATAGGCATTTCAGAAACGTAACCGCCAGCCTCTCGGGCCATTCGGATGATGTCGTCGCCGGTCATGGCTTCTTGACCCCCTGTGCGAGAGCGAAAAACTTCTCCAATTTCTGCACTGTGATATGCGTGCTGCTCGTTCCAAATACAATCCCGGCTTTCTCAGCAAGTTTGATCACGTTATATAACTCGCCGCCTTCCAGCGACCGGGCGCACTCTTCGCAATGTGTTTTCTTGCGTAGCCGTGGGTAGAGGTTGCAGTAGTCACAAGTCAGTTCCTTGTCCATCCACTGCCAGCCGAAGCATAGTCGCATCATGGCACGGTGGAATGCGTGGGGTTTACGGGTTACTCCAAACTGCTGGACACCCTCCGCGCCCGGCAGTAGCCACCGGCCTAGTTCTTTCTTTTGGTGCACAGATGTCATTTCAACCTCCGTAGTACTTCAGAACAATCTTGAACACATCAATATGACGCTGTATCTCAGCAACGTCTTCAGCCTTGTCCATGTAAAATATACAAACACCCTTGCCACTCTTTCTGGCCTTCAAGTCACGCTTCAATGAGTCCAGTACGCTCTTAAGATCACCGCGAATAATTGCGTCCAAACCCTGCGAGCATATTTCTACTTTCATGTCATACGCCCCACAAAGAAGCCCACCGTAAACACAACCACCGACAGCGCAATCTCCGCCACCATCACCTTATCGCCCAGCTCCTCACGGTCTCGCTCCATCTGCTTGATCTTCTCCTCAAGATCGCGAATGTCCGCCCGCAGCCGGTCTTGTGAATATTCAAGCTTCACCAGTACTGCCCTCCCAACTTGCGACGACTACACGCCCAATTAGGCGGCGGTACTTGATCCCAGTCGCGCCAAAATCTAACGCGCAGTCTCGCCTTCCAATTTTGATACCAGTTCATTTGGATCCGTCCTCGCCAGTTCGATTTCTAACAATCGTATTTCGCGTTGCTTTGCGTAAATCTGCTCCAGAATCACTTCGGCTTTGGTCTTTCGCCACCGCCCGGAAGCTACTCTGCTGTCTGATTGATCGTCTCGCTCTTTCGATTCCATCGCATAACTCCCGTATAAGAGTCTGTATCTGCCTTCGCTGCCGATCACGCCGCCGCTTTTCTAACCAAGACCTCGCCTGCTCTGCCGTCGCCTTCTGAGTCGGGCCGGACTTGCGCCGATACGAGCACTTGCCAGCATGCTCAACCCCACATTCTGAGCAACGGCGCACCACCTTCTGAGCAAGCCCACGCGCAGTACGCCAGTCACTCATCCATCTCTTCCTCAATACAGCGGCTGAAGTCCTCATCACCACAATTTGGGCAATGCTGCGTGACGCACACCACCTCACTCGACACCGCGCTGCCGTAGTGAATCAGATCCGTATGCTCCTGAATGTACGGCTCGCTAAATTCATGTTGGCATTCGCCACACTTAAACCATGTCATCGCATCACCTTGTCCAAAAAGAAACTAAAGGCTTTTAAGTACTGCTCGCCCTCGACCACAACACGCGCCACTTCTTGCTGCGCCACTTGCTCTAGCTTTTGCTGCACTTCCGCATACTCGCGATAGCCACGATCCAGTTCCTGTGATTCCATCTCGTTGTCCATGTGCTCTCTCCTGTAGAGTGCTATTGAAAACAACCGGCTTGAGTCTATGCCTAGCCGATATAAGAAACAACCCCCTTGCGTAAAAAGGTTGCCTTTGCCCGTTGCCCTGCGGTATCGTTGCCGATATGAAAGCCGCAGATTTCGTCGGAATGCTCTTCTTGGCCCGTGATGTCGCCCATAGCGTCCATCTCAATACGCGCTCTTATGCGGTTCATAAGGCCACACAAAAGTTCTATGAGGGCCTGCCAGACTTAGCCGATTCATTCGCAGAAGCCTATCAAGGTCGCCACGGTCTAATCGGCCCCATCTCGCTCATGTCCGCCAACAAGAATCGTGACCTTGTGGAGTTTCTGGAAGACCAGATCGACCAGATCGCTGCCGGACGGTATGACTTCTGCGACCACAACGAAACCGCTATCCAGAACATCATTGACGAAATTGTGGGTCATTATTTGTCAGCAATTTATAAGCTGCGGTTCTTAAGCTGATCCCGTCGCCGGTTATTGCGCCGTAAATTGCAGCAAGGTATTCGGCACCAACATCGCCGTCTTACGCATCAGCCGGGGATAAATTAACGTATAAAAGGGCGCACCCAACCCCGCTAGCAGATTCATCGCGTTCGCTACGCCTTTTTCGATCCCAACGAAGTCGTCCGCCACAAACACCGTCCGGTCGTGCATCAACTTCTTAATTAACGGCACATCATCCGCTGCCAATCGACCGTCGATATAAAACAAGTCCACCCGCGTACCCGATCCCACCAAACTTTGGAACATTTGCGTCGAGGTCTGCTTAGGATATTGACACACCCCCACCGCGTTGCTGAAAAGGGGCAATTTGATGTCGTTTGAAACATCGCAAGTGTGAATCATCCCGCCGTCCTGCATGACCTTAGCCATCGCAGCCGTTGAGCGGCCGATAAACGTCCCAATTTCAGCCACCGTCACCGGCTGAAAATGGCTCACGATTTCCTGCAAGTCGGCAATGTCCTGCCGGTCGAGCGAGCCCGTATTATAGTCCGCCCTGTCGCGCAACCCGTCCAGTTCGTCAAACAGCCCGCCTAGTCCGTTAATAGACTTAGAACGCAGCCGTCGCCAGACCATCTCGCTCAACATTACGCGATCAATCGTAATCGGGTTCATAACCACCTCCAGAATATAAAAATCCCTATTGCAAATATCACAAGCCATAAGGCCGCTAACTCAGCAATCGCAACGTCGGTCGGGGTCATGCGGCCTCCAGAATCTTTAAAGCCTCTCGCTTACACCGCGCAATTGAAACTTCATCCATTTGCCCGGCAATCTGCTCGGCCAATTCCGTAGCCGCTTCGCATGCCTCATCGCTCGGTGCGGTCAGGGCTAACGTCAGGGCTAGGGTCAACGCTTCACAACTGTTCATGGCGCATCCTCGTCAGCCTCTTCGATCCAGTACTCGTCCTCAGCAAAGCGCAAGATCACCGCACTACCACTCAGCGAATCGCTCGCCCTAATTTCAAGATAAGGCGGACAAGATTCCTCGGCCTTCGCAGCCCATGCGTTCAACTCAACCGAGTGCATCGGCGGATACTTAAAATTAGCTCGCAGCCAATCCCGCAACCGTTGCATGCCTTTCTCGTTTAACGTGTTCATTGTGCGTCCCCCGTGGCCTTCGCAATCACCGCCAGAATCTGCCGCTCGACACGGTTGGCATCGGTGCCGTCCGCATCCGGGTTGTTAAGAAGCGCAATCACCTCGTGCAGCATGGCCAACATCTGCGGCGCAGCAACCATTAACCGAACGTCGGGAATGTTCGTAGCGTAAACGCTAGCCACATCCATCCCGTTCTCGCCGATCACTCTGTCCGCTCTATCGATACGGTCAGACTGAATCACTTCCCACGGGCCGGGAGTGTGTTGTGTAGTCATTGTGTGCTCCTGTAAAAAATGGGCGGTTGGTAGTCCCGCCCTAGTTGGCTCACGAATTAACTGCTTTGAGTGCTCTATAAAAGTTCTCGCTATCGCGCTCTTCGCGTGTTTTGTTTCGCGGTAGGTCACCCGGCACCGTCGCCCAATAACCGCCCAAACACTTAAATTCCATTTGAGCTCCAGATACGTCGATCAGCACCACGCCGCCGTCGCCGTGGCTGTCCGTCTCTGTTAATACGCTGTCCGCGTTCCAGATGCCGAAAGCCAAGTTTCCTGTATCGCCGTTGGTACACTCCTGCACCAAACGAGCCGCCGTGTATTGAACATCACCGCTACGATCGTACATACGCTCGCGCAGCCGGGAGCAAATGTCCCGCACCTCATCGCCAGACCAGTGACAATAAATGACCGGCGAAAAGTGCTCACCGCGCACTACTTGAAACAATACTCGCTCGCCCATGTTTGCTATCTCCGTTTCAGCCTTTTAAGTAAGACTTGATTGATGAATAGGTGTACTTGATGCCAAGTGCCTTACAGGTGCGCTTGATGCCCTCGCCGTCTTTGTTGGCGGCTCCCGATATAAGACCGTCTGTCATGCGAGTAGCCAAAGCCTCCGGCGTCATCCGCGCAGCCGCCATTGCATATTCAGGCGTGTTAAAAAGGGCGCGGTATTGCTCGGTCAGTAAGTCACGAAACCGTTGTGCTTGTGTCATGGTCTTTTGCTCCTGTTGCGTGTTTAGCGTGTTCAATCGATAGGGCCATCATACGCAAGCGGGTTGTGTAATCAAGCCCATCGAATTAGACGACCACTAGGCGGTTGCTTCCAGTTCCTTGATCCGTTGCCGGAGGCGGTCAACCTCAGTTTGCAATACCCTATTTTGAGTCGCGAGCTGAGACACCGGATCCACATAAGCCATCGAAACCAAATACAACCCGCGACCCGCCTTCTCTGCCTCGCCGCGCAGTACATACCGATCCAAACATTGGCGGCATGACCCGCGATCACCCGTTACTCGATTCCCAAACATCTCCACGGCCTTGGCATATACCTGCTTCACCGTCGCCGGTTCGCTGAATGCCGCAAGCGCCTCAAAGTACACCGATACATTTGCCATGGTTTTACCCTCAAAGTGACTAAGAATGTGAATAAGTGACGCCATCACTTACTTAGGCGTTATACCATCACTTATTCACTTTTTTACTATAAGATAAGTAACTTACTGAAGCAACATAAGTTCGTGTCGCTAAGAATTAATTGGCCGCCGATAGTAATAATTCGTCGCCGGTAGGTGTTTGAAAAGATTAGGTTAAACGGTGATTTTGACGGATAAAACGATTTTTTCTATTTCTTTCCTAGGTCTAAGGGAAAAGACAAACAAAGGGCTATAGGGAGGAGGGTGAAAGGAAAGGGTGTAAGGAAAGAAATATAAAAAAGATAATAATTAAGAATTCTCTCTATTTTTAGTAGTCCTTTCAATCACTTAGCAGTGGTCAATTATTTTTAGCGCAAGCGAAAAGGGGCTAGAATTAATTACGAAAGAATTGCACGGCAACGGTAAGCCAGTATAAGATGGCCCCTAGTTGGCCCAATATACGGGCATGGCGATATAAGGCGATATAAGGCCGCTTAAGAGGTTTTAACGCATGAGCAAGGGTAAGGGTGCGGGTAGCGATAAGGCCGCTGTAAAGACCGCTGAGGCCGATATAAGACAGGGCGATATAAGACAGATATATGCCGATATAACACCGCAATATCAGAGTGATATCACACCGATAACGCCTATAAATGACAGTCGGCGGCACCCCGACTCCACCCTATCGGCAGCGGTAGCGTCTATGTCGTTCGCCGGTTTCGATGCCCGCCGCATCTGCTCCGCCCTGCGAATCAGCCCCAACACACTGCACAGCCACTACCAAGATGAATTTGAAAACGGATGCTCGCGCATGGTTGACCGCATCGCCGGCTCACTAGCACAGCGAGCACTAGCGGGCTCAGATACCGCAGCCATTTTCCTGCTAAAAACTAGGGGCGCTGGCAAGTTTACAGAGAGGCAAACGCTCGACGTCAGCGTAGAGGTCACACACAAGGCGGAGCTTGTGACCGAGCTTGCGGGCATGATCGGCCGCGGTATCACGATAGACGCAGAGCCCGTAGACGAAAAAAAGGGGGCATGACGCCCCCTCAGTGTCGCCATGTTGAGCCCGCGCTAGTTTATTAAAGTCTCAAGCGTAACGGGTTGCCCGCCGGGCGCTACGGGTTGCGGCGCGTCAATAATCGCGGGCTGCCCGCCGTTGTCTGGAGTCTCGCCTAAGGCCAGACAAGCCGCTATGTAGCGCACTCGCTCAGATAAGGGGCCGCTATAGTTTAGAGCTACGTCCGTCGCTGTTTCTGTGTCGGGAACTAAGATGGCGTTCAAACAATCGCCACGCCAGTAGTTTTTGATGCGCCCTAAGTTTGCATCTGGCCCTATCACGTTTTCAAGGTACCAGCTCAGCCAGTGCCCGCCCTTTGTAATGTGCTCCGCATCCCATGTGCGTATCACGATAACGTCGCAGTTTCTTTTGAACATATGTGCAATCTCCGGTTAGATGCTAGACGCATCCCGCAAGGCCCTAGGATTGCGCCCAAGGCCCTGCAGGCTGCGGACTAGGCCGCGATTGCGTATTGGCTGGCGAGAGCTTTTAGTGCCTTCTGTTTCAGCGCGTCACCCGCCCCTAGCTGAGTGCTAGCAAACCGGGCACCCTTTGCGCCATCGTTTTCGGTGTCTCTAACTGTGGCCGCGTGATCAACGTAGTACGTCACGGCATTCAAAAGGCCGTAGGCCGTGCCGTCAGCACTCGCAAGGTTAGCACCCGGACTTTTACGGTAGGCCGTCACAAGGGCGCGCAGGTTGTTTTCGGCCTTAGTGCTCACCAGCTTGCTGCCCTTTGCGTCAACCTTGCCAATCTCCGCCGGGTTGATGTCAAGCAAACCAGCCAAAAAGTCTAGCGCGGTTTGATTGTCCACTTTAACGCGGGCCAGCGCGTGCCATTGCTCGCTGGTGATTCGGTGTTGCTCACCCAAAAGGCCAAAGGCCCGCGCCAGTCCCGCGCTATCGAATTGCGTCGAGTGCTTATTTTTGTAGCCCTTTTCGAGCGCATCGCGATCAACCATCCGCATGGTATTGGCGCAGACTTGCCGCACGGTAGTCGCTACTAGGTCAGTAGCGCGTGAGCCGTCGAAACTAGTCTGCAATCGAATGTAGCTATCGACCGCATCGCCGCCGGGCATTAAAAAACCGTAGTCGGGCCCGAGCTTCGCCATACACCACACGATGCGCCCGCCCCTCACAGCTCCGGCGGTTTCAATTGAAAGTCCATTGTCGCTGAGAAAATCCGCAAAGAACTCCATGATTTCGCGCGGCTGGTGGACGTTATAGCGATTCTCAGAGACCACGCCCAAGGCCGCACCCGTGTCGCTACGGTAGAGCACAGACTGATTTTCAAAGCTCATGGCCCGCCCGTCGCTGGTGTTATAGATGACGGGGGCGCGGTTTGCATTCCAATTCAGCCCAGCCTTTTGGGTGATAGTGTCGATACTGTCGCCGCGTTCGATGGATTGTCCAAGGCCGTGCCAAGCTGAGGCCGCGCCGCCTACCGCCGCGAATGCATAGATCCCGGTGCTGTTGTCAATTTCATGTGCCATTGTCTTAACCTCTTTTGAGTGTTGATTGTGTCGCCGTCAATTGACGGCATAGGAATATTAATTCAGCGCAACCCGATTGTGCAAACACATTTTGCGTTGTCCATCGTGCGGTTACTTTTGAGCATTTGGGTTTACTCATTATATATGGCGCTGACCAAGCGCTAGCGGGTTGCGTATAACCGCACTAGACGGCCTATTGGCGGACTTAGGCCAACCCGCCACCTTGGTATCAACTCGCCGGGAAATCGGTTTTCCACAGGTTATCCACAGGCTGTAAGTCATTGATTCTATAGGTTGTTTTTCTGCAACAATCCTGTGTATATCCTGTGGATAAGTACCAGGCCTGCAAGTTGCTAACAGGTTATGCACAGCAGTCTATCGATCGCAATATGCGCCAATATGTAACGTGGCTGGCAGGTACCATCGGGGGCCGGTAGGCTGATCGGCAATTGACGCGAGCGGGGGGCGGGCGGGCGCACGTTTTTGACGGGGGGGGTGTAGGGTCCCATCTGCGGTATTCACCCTCCGGGTCCCCCGCTACTTTTTGCAACGCTACCGACTTGTGTTATTCTCGCTACATGCTTTATACCGGCGCGGGGCCCCTACCCCGACACACTTACTGTTATGTGGAGCCTCATACCTTTGGCAACGCTGAGTGGCTACGGGTAGCGTGGTTTGGGTTGGTATCTCATCCCGGCAGGACTTGGGGTTGTCATGTGATGTTGGAGTGCGGGGCGGTGTACCGGAACGTACCGTTTCACAAACTTGCACACAAACCCACAGGGACCCCTTGGGACCCCAGCGACGCTCAGACATGGGATTGTTACGGCATTCATTTCAGCGCGACCGAGTATCCGTTTTTGGAAGGGACCCGTATTCGCACTCGGCTACGATCCAAGCAGGAGCACATAGGGACGTACATGTTCACGGTGATTCCGATGTTGGATGGCTTTAGTGCGGAGCCTGAGCAGAGCAAGGAGTTTTACTTCATCAAACTAGACAACGGGCGTTTTACGGCGCAACCTACGAATCATTTGTTGGTACAGGACAAGTCGTTTATTACCGAGTCGTCTTGGCCCAAGTTAAGTCGTCAAACTAGCATTTGGAGTGTTGACCATGGCAGCGAAGAGTAAGGTAAACGCGGCGGGCAATTACACGAAGCCTGAGATGCGCAAGAAGTTGTTCAACGAGATCAAGGCGAGTGCCACTCAGGGCACGGCAGCGGGCCAATGGTCAGCTCGCAAAGCTCAGTTACTGGCTAAGCGGTACAAGGAAAAGGGCGGTTCGTACCGAGACTAAGCCATGAAAGCACCGCAAAAATCTCTTAAAGACTGGACCGCTCAAGAGTGGCGAACCAAATCTGGCAAGCCCTCATCGAAGACGGGCGAGCGTTATCTTCCGAAGGCGGCGATTGATTCGCTTTCCCCGCAGGAGTATGCGTCTACGACGAGGGCCAAGCGCGAGGGCAAGGCCAAGGGCAAGCAGTTTGTTCCCCAGCCCTCAAAGATTGCCAAGAAGACTGCGCGTTTCCGTTAAGTATGAGCCAACCGGCCACGAAACCGGCCATGCAGAAGCCGTTGACGCAGAAGGAGCTGATTAAGAAGCTCAACGAGTTATCTGTTGAGGACTTAGAGGCTCTCCTCGCGCACACCAAATGGGAGCAGTCTCGGCACAAGCATCAGGTTCCTCCGGGCGGCTTATGGACGGTGTGGTTGATGTTAGCGGGTCGTGGTGCGGGCAAGACTCGTGCGGCGGCGGAGTGGACTTGGTGGGAGGCGTATCAGAATCCTGAGACTCGTTGGTTGGTGTGTGCGCCGACTTCTGCGGACATTAGAGACACTTGTTTTGAGGGTGATTCGGGGTTAATTAGTGTCATTCCGGAGAAGTTGGTCAAGGAGTACAACCGTTCGCTTTCGGAAATCATTTTGGTTAACGGGTCGTTCATCAAGGGCATATCGGCGGAGACGCCGGATCGGTTGCGTGGTGGTCAGTGGCATGGTGCGTGGACGGACGAGTTAGCGGCATGGCAATACGATCAAGAGGCGTGGGACATGATTATGTTTGCGCTTCGATTGGGCAAGCATCCGCGTATTGTGGCGACGACGACACCGAAGCCGAAGGCATTGATTCGGGATTTGATTGAGCGTGACGGGGCGGATGTTCACGTTACGAGGGCATCGACTTACGAAAACATTGCCAATTTGGCTCCGACGTTCCAGCAGCAGTTGTTGAAGTTTGAGGGTACGACGCTTGGTCGGCAGGAGATTCACGCTGAGGTATTGAATCCTGAGGATCAGGGGATTATTCGGCGTTCTTGGGTGAATTTGTGGCCAGCGAAGAAGCCGTTGCCGGTGTTGGAGCACATAGTGATGTCGTTGGACACGGCATTTACGGAGCAGACGCGGGACAAGAAGACTTCTGACGCGGACCCGAGTGCGTGTGTGGTGTTGGGATTATTCCATCAGGACGACAAGCCGAACATTATCTTGCTGGATTGTTGGGAAGATCGGTTAGGGATGCCTGATTTGATCAAGCGGATTCATCGGGAGCGTGAAGTTTATTACGGTGGGGAGGAGCAGCGGCCTGTAATTCGTCCTTTGGTGGGTCCGAACCGTACTCAGGGTTTTGGTCGGCGTCCGGACACGATTGTGATTGAGGACAAGGGCAGCGGAATCAGTCTTCGGCAGTTATTGACTCGCGAGGGCATCATTGCGCATGCGTACAACCCCGGAAAGGCGTCGAAATTGACTCGTTTGCACATGGTTTCTCATCTTTTTGCGAGTGGGATGGTGTGGTTTGTGGAGTCTGAGAAGCGCAGGGGGCAGGCTAGGAGCTGGGCGGAGCCGCTTTTGTATCAATTGTGTGCATTTTCGGGTGAGGGAAGCATTCGACACGACGATTTGATGGATGCGTGCACACAGGGATTACGTTTCTTGGCTGACAGGGATATGATAAGTGTGAGCAAACCCAAGCCGTTGCAACCGAGGCTGATTGTGAACGAGCGGCCAAGAGGAAACCCGTATGGCGTCTGACAGTGAAAACACGATTAAGGGTGCCCAAGAGGAATTGGGCGAGATGTTTGAGCTGCCCGAGGAGGCAGCGGAGGTTGAGGACACTGAGGACGGCGGTGCGATAGTCATTCTTGAAGAAGAGTCTGTTGTTTCTGTCAAGGAGATGGAGTTTTACGCCAATTTGGCTGAAGAGTTGCCCGAAGGCGACATGGATGAGTTGGCGCAGAGCTTGGTAGGGTTGATTTCCAAGGACAAGGAAGCGCGAAAGAAGCGCGACGAGCAGTATGAAGAGGGGATTCGACGGACGGGACTTGGAGATGATGCACCGGGCGGCGCTTCGTTTCAGGGTGCAAGTCGAGTTGTGCACCCCATGCTCACGGAAGTCTGCGTGGACTTCTCTGCCCGCGCTATTAAGGAGATTTTCCCTGCTGAGGGGCCTGCGAAAGATCACATTGTTGGGGAAGAGACGGCTGAAAAGGTAGCCAAGGCGCAGCGTAAGACGCGGTATTTGAACTGGCAGTTGACCCAGCAGATGCCGGAGTTTCGGGCCGAGTTGGAGCAGCTGCTCACTCAGGTTCCGCTTGGTGGCGCACAGTATTTGAAACTTTCTTACGACGCAAACAAGAAGCGTCCGGTGCCTCTTTTTATTGGCATCGATGACATTTACCTGCCGTATGCGGCAACGAACTTTTATTCTGCCGAGCGCAAGACTCACGTTCAGTATGTGACGGAGATTGAGTATCTCCAGCGCGTGCGTTCTGGGATGTACCGGGATGTGGAGTTAGCGCCGACGACGGCTGATCCTGATGTATCGCGCAGTGAGAAGGCGAACAACAAGATTGAGGGTCGTGATGACGGGGCGTATGACGTTGACGGGTTGCGAACGATTTTTGAGGTTTACGCGATTGCGGACCTTGAAGAAGAGTATGGGTTAGCGCCGTACATCATTTCGATTGACAAATCGACCGGCAAAGTTTTGAGCATTTACCGCAACTGGCAGGAGAGCGATCCTACTTTTGAGGAGATGCAGTGGATCATTGAGTTCCCGTTTGTGCCGTGGCGTGGTGCGTATCCGATTGGCATCCCGCAGATGATTGGCGGCATTTCGGCAGCGGCTACGGGTGCTTTGCGTGCGTTGCTTGACAGTGCACACATTGCGAACTTCCCCGGCATGTTGAAGTTGAAGGGTGGCCGCGAGGGTGGTCAGTCTGAGCGCATTGATCCGACTGAGGTGAAGGAGATTGAGGGTGGTGCGTTCAGTGACGATATTCGCAAGATTGCGATGCCGTTGCCGTTCAACCAGCCTTCGGAGACGTTGTTCCGGTTGCTTGGCTTTTTGATTGATGCGGGTAAGGGCGTTGTTCGCACTACCTTGGAGGACATTGCCGACAATCAGGGCAACATGCCGGTTGGCACCCAGTTGGCGCGAATTGAGCAGGGCATGATTGTATTCAATGCAATTCACGCTCGGCTGCACGATGCGATGGGTCGCACGCTGAAGGTTCTGCATCGTATCAATGCGATGTATTTGGAGAATGAGGAGGTCAAGGACGAGACTGGCGAGTTGCTGGTCAAGCGGTCTGACTTCTTGGGCCCGATGGATGTGGTTCCGGTTTCGGACCCCAACATTTTCTCTGAAGCACAGCGATTTGCTCAGGTTCAGGCGCTTAGTCAGCGTGCAGCGGCTCTTCCGCAGGTTTATAACATTCGCAAGGTTGAAGAGCGCATTTTGAAGCAGTTGCGCATTCCGAATGTTAAGGAGTTGCTGATACCTGCTCCTGAGCCCAAGGAGATGAATGCGGTCAACGAGAACGTGGCTGCGTCTTTGGGTCGTCCAATTACTGCATTTCCGGAGCAGGATCATCTTGCGCACTTGCAGGTGCATTTGGACTACCTGACTTCTCCGATTCTGGGCAGTTCGATGTTGATGGCCCCGCAGTTTATTCCGTTGGTTTTGAATCACATCAAGGAACACATTGCGCTGTGGTATGCCACGCATATTTTTGAGGTGGCTTCTTCGGCTGCGGGTCAAGACATCAGCGAGTTCCAGAAGATCAAGAGCACGGAAGTGAAGAAGGAGTTGGATCAGCTTCTGGCGGCGACGAGTCAGCGTGTTGTTCCGGATGCGGCGCGGGCCTTTGGTGCTATTCCGCAGATCGTTCAGCAGGCTGTTGGCATGTTGCAGCAGTTGCAGGGCATGAGCGCCCCGCAGGATCCGAAGGTACAGGCTCAGATGGCCGAAGTGCAGCGCAAGGCGTCGGCAGATCAAGCCAATATCGCGGTCAAGCAGGCCGAGTTGCAGTTGGCGCAGGCCAAGTTGCAGCGTGAGGTTCAGGACTCTGCCCAGCGTCAAGAGACGAATATGCAGCGCGAGATGGTCAAGCAGGACCGGCTGGATAAGCGTCAGGCGGCGGAACTTGAGGTCAAGTTGGTTACGAACCGTGAGGACAACGATACGGCGAAGCAGATTGCCGCGATGGAAACGATCACGGGTGAGAAGGTTGGGGTTTCGACGGGTACAGGCATTAATCCTTAAGAGGTGATTTATGGCAAACGACTATATGAACCAGCACAAGATGATGGCCATGGGTGTCAACGTGTCTGGCCAGAAGATGGTGAATGGTGGCCCTAAGAAGGGCATGGACATGGGTCCGAAGGGGGTAAAGGGCGACCCCAAGGCAACGCCCGCATTGATGAGTCAGGGGAAGAAAAACGCATGATTGAAAGATTGATAGACGAGTTGGAGTTGGCCAAGGCTCGCGTTGCACACGACGCGATGAAGCGGCAACTAGATGGTAAGGATGCTCGTTTTGAATATGGCAAGGCAGTGGGCACTTACGCCGGGTTGCAGGCCGCAATTAACTACATCAATAGTCTTCTCACAGAGCAGGAAGAAGACGAAGAGGATTTTTAAATGACTTTTAATGAGGCTTTTCCTAGTGTAGAGCCGGGTTTGATTCCTTTTGGATCTCGCGTACTGGTGCAGATTCGTACCGCCAAGAAAACGTCTGAAGGCGGCATTATTTTGCACACTGAAACCCGTGAGACTGAGGTTTGGAACACTCAGATTGCCAAAGTGATCACGCTTGGTCCGTTGGCGTTTAAGAACCGCAATACGATGGAATCGTGGCCGGAAGGGTCATGGTGCAAGCCGGGGGAATTTGTACGAGTTCCCAAGTACGGCGGAGATCGTTGGAAGGTGCCGTTTGGCAAAGACGGGCAAGAGGAAGCTCTGTTCGTTATTTTCAACGATTTGGACATCGTAGGCGGGGTGGTAGGCGATCCGCTTGCCATCAAGGCTTTTATCTGAGGTGATCCATGGCTACTGAAAAACTGACTGAAAGTGATGAGGCCCCAGAGGCCGAAGAATATTTAGTTACAGAAACTCCTCCTGAGGCTCAGGCTGAATCCGATGCCCCGGAGCAGGAGGCGTCTGCTGAAGAAGAGGCAGATGACGAGCGTTTGGCTGATTCGGACGATGACGATGAAGATGATCGTCCTAATGGTCGTCGGGCTCTAACTTCAGAGGAAAAGCGTGCCCAGCGCCAGCAGCGGAAGTTCCGCCGAAAGGCTGCGATTGAGCACAAAGAGCGTGAGTTGGCTTTCCTTCGGGCTGAGAACGAAGAGTTCAAGAAGCGTCTTCAGGTTGTCGAAAAGCAAGCCACGCAGTTCAATATCAACACGGTTGACCAGCGGCTGAATGAGGCTTTGAACGAAGCCAACATGGCTGAACGCATCATGGCAAAGGCCATTGAGCAGGGTCAGGGCGAGGACGTCACCAAGGCATTGCAGATTCGCGATGCGGCGTTGGAGCGTGCCCGTCAGTTGAAGGCGGCCAAGGAACAGGTTGAGAATTCGCAGCCCTCCAAGCCACAAAAAAACCCTCGTATTGCGGCGTATGCCAAAGAGTGGGTTGATGCTAACAATTGGTACGACCCGTCTGGCAAGGACGAGGATTCAGCCATTGTTAAGGTCATTGACCAACGCTTGGCAGCGGAGGGTTATAACCCCGCAACCGAGGAATACTGGGTTGAGTTGGACAATCGGGTGGCCCGCAGGCTTCCCCATCGTTACGGAGAAGACGCTGTGGAAAAACCAAAAGCCGCGCCAAAACGCGGTGGTCCGCCGGTTGGTGGTAAGCGCGAATATGCTGCGCCATCGACCCGAAAAGAGATCTATATCAGCCCTGAACGCAAACAGGCACTTATTGATGCAGGAGTCTGGGATAACCCTGACTTGCGTCAGAAGTACATTAAGCGTTATGCTGAGTATGACCGAAATTCTTCTTCTCGCTAAACAAGGGAGCGAGTTATGAGCGATGAAAGGCTGAAAAAGGTATTTGGCGAGGGTCGTGAAAACCGGACTGCGTATGATCGCGCAGCAACTGAGAACCGTGAGTTATCAGATGACGACCGCGTTGAAATGTTCCGTCAGCAGTTTATTCAGGCCGCGTTGCCTGATCTGCCGAAAATTCCGGGTTACCACACTTGCTGGTTGACCACGACGAATCCTAGAGACTCCATTCAGGCACGTATTCGGCTTGGTTATGAGCCGATCAAGCCCGAAGAGGTTCCCGGCTGGGAATATGCTTCGATTAAGACTGGAGATTGGCAGGGTTTCATCGGTGTCAACGAGATGCTTGCTTTCAAGCTTCCGATTTCGCTGTACAAGAGGTACATGCAGGCGGTGCACTTCGATGCCCCCAATCAGGAAGAAGAGCGGCTGCTTAGTGCGACTGAAGGCATGCGTGAGCAGGCTGAACGCGCTGGGTCCAAGTTGGTCGAGGGTGACGGCATGTCGGCAATTCGGGAATCGTCCAAGTTGCGTGCTCCGCAAGAGTGGTAACTTGGTTATCTATTTTCAGAGGATATAATCATGCCTTCGACCAGTGCAGCGTTTGGCTTGCGTCCGGTCTTTCATCCGAGTGGGATTATCCGTCCTACCGCGATGACGATTGAGTCCGGATACGGGTCCAACATTCTTCAGTTCCAGCCGGTTTACATTGGCGCTAGCGGTACTATTGAAGCCGCCGCCGCCACTGAGGCCGCTATTGTCGGTACTTTCATGGGTGTCGAGTTCACCGATACCGATGGTCGCCGTCGCGTCAGCAACAAGTGGACCGCCTCTACGTCGGCCACGGACATCGTTGCTTATGTGACGACCGATCCGGCTATCGTGTACGAGATTCAGGCGAACAGCTCGCTTGTGATCACGGACATCGGTGCTCAGGCCGATTTCGCTAGCGTCACTGCTGGCAGCACCACGACTGGCCTCTCTGCGGCCATGCTTGATGCCGCTCAGAAGACGACTTCCGGTAACGAAATTCTGCGTATCGTTAATCTCGGCACCGAGATCGACAATGCGTGGGGTGACGCTTACACCATCGTTCAGGTCCAGATCAGCCAGCACCAGTTTGTGGCTGACAAGGCCGCATTCTAAAGGAGGACTAGAACATGGCAGTCCCAATGCGTAGTACTGACTTTCGTTCCATTGTTGAGCCCATTCTTAATGAGGCTTTCGATGGTGTTTATGACCAGCGTGCTGACGAGTGGAAGCAAGTCTTCGTCCAGCAGCAGGGCATTCCCCGCAACTACCACGAAGAGCCGGTTCTGTACGGGTTCGGCGCTGCTCCGGAGCTTCCGGACGGCACCCCGGTCACGTATCAGGCTGGTGGCGTGCTCTTCTTGCAGCGTTACGTCTACAAGGTCTACGGCCTTGCATTCGCGCTCACGAAGGTGCTCGTGGAAGATGGTGACCACATCCGTATCGGCCAGACCTACGCGAAGCATCTCGCGCAGTCGCTGATCGAAACGAAGGAAACCCTCTGCGCCAACGTGCTTAACCGTGCGTTTACCGCTGGCTACAACGGTGGCGACGGTGTGCCGCTTGTTGCGACGAACCATCCGATTGCGGCTGGTACGTTCAGCAACCAGCTCAACACTCCGGCTGCGTTGTCCCAGACCTCGCTGGAGCAACTCCTCATCCAGATCCGCAACGCTGTTGACAACAACGGCAAGCGCATCCGGCTGAACCCGGAGAAGCTCGTGGTGTCGCCGTCGAACGTGTTCCAAGCGGAAGTGCTCCTCAAGAGCGTCCTCCGTACCGGCACGGCTGACAACGACATCAACCCGGTGAAGTCGATGGGCCTCCTTGCTGGCGGTCAGGCCAACCTCTCGCGTCTTACCTCGACCACTGCTTGGTGGATCAAGACGGACGCGCCGGAAGGTCTGAAGCTGATGATGCGTCGTGGTCTTGAGAAGTCTATGGAAGGCGACTTCGAAACTGACAGCACGCGCTTCAAGAGCACTGAGCGTTACGCGGTAGGCTGGACGGACCCGCGCACGATCTGGGGCACATCTGGCGTCTGACGGGGATCAGTCCAAGTGACTGGAGAGAGGGGGCTTCGGCCCCCTTTCTTTTTGCTTGACGGCGTTATAGAAAAGCCTAAACTAGAAAATAGTTCTAGGTGTAACCAGCCCATTAGACCGACCTAGCGGACGATGCACAGACTAATGGGCGACTTGTGCATGAGGTGTTTCAATGGCTTCGACTACGTTTAGTGGGCCGGTTAACTCGACCAATGGTTTTTCCGGCTCTGTTTTGACGGCGGGTTCTTCCAACATCACCACGCTGACTTCTTCGTCGGCCACGGTGACGAACTTGCTTTGCACCACGCTGACGATTGGCAACACCAAGCTTGTTCAGGCTGGTAGTGCTGTGTCGGGTTTGGTGTCTGCGCAGCTTGGGTATATGCAGGTTCTGGTTGGTTCAACCACGGCCTACATTGCACTCTACAAGAGCCTGACGCTGTAATTACGGGGAGGGGCTTCGGCCCCTTTCTTGTTGTGACTTGACGAGGGAAAGCAGTTATGCGTCCTATTAGTTTTACAAGATCACAGCCTGCTGCGGATGCTGACAGTGTTGCTAATGAGCAGCTTCTGAATGCGTCTGGTGCGATCACGCTGGATGGCGTGTTGGTATCGGGTGGCGTGGCTACATTGACGGTTCCGGCGCAACTGACGGTGTTCAGTGAGAAGTCGGCCACGGTGAACTTTGTCGTTTCTGGCACGGCACCGGGTGGCGGATCGCAGACGGAGACGTTGGCAGTATCGGCTTCTGGCACGGTAACGGGTTCGCTGTCCTTTGCGACGGTGACTGGTATTACGGCTTCGGCTGCGACCAGTGCGACGATCAGCGTGGGCAACGCGGTGCCGGGTTACACGGCTTGGATTCCGCTTGACATCTACACGCCCAATCAGGTCACGACCATTTCTGGTAAGACGAGCGGCACGGTCAACTACTCGGTTGAGTACACGAACGAAGACCCGTTTGACACGAGCATTCAGCAGCTTGCGGTGCCTCACCCGGCGGCTAGTTTGACGGCTGCTACGGCGAGCGAGACTCAGTTCACGACAACGTTGATGCGTGCGGTACGCCTGAAGATCAATTCGGGCAATGGTTCTGTGCGCTTTACGATTGTCCAGCAGTCAACGAAGTAAGCCATGGCTAACGTCAAGATTACGGACCTTACGGCAGCGACGGCGCTGGGTGGCACTGAGCTTTTTGAGACGGTGCAATCTGGGTCGTCTGTTAAGGCGTCGGCTACGCAGATCAAGACGTTTGTAGGCGATTCGCTCAACATCACGGGCGGCACGCTTAGTTCGGTCACGCTTTCTAGCGCAGTAGGCAGTTTGTCGTCTGTAACGATTAGCGCAGGGACTATGGGGTCTTTGACGGTCACGGGCGGCACGTTTAATTCTGTGACGCTAAGTAATGCTGTTGGCGAGTTTGATTCGATTACGGTGACGGCAGGTGCGATTCCGTTTAACACTATTACGAACCTTTCTGTTGGTCAGTTTGAATCTCACAGTGATCAAACGGCTGCATCAGCTAACGTCGCTAACATTGTTCAAATGAATAATGCAGCGGGATTTAACTCTGGAATTACAATTGCTTCCAGTACAAACGTAACGGTAGCCGCAACAGGCATTTACTTA